AGTGGCCTAATGCACTGACCTGCTAAGTCAGAGTACCGTTTCGGTACCGAGGGTTCAAATCCCTCTCTCACCGCCATATAACACTGATTTATTGAGTATTAGCGGTACTCAAAAAATTATTTTGACAGGTTTTGACAGGGTCAAAAGTCAAACAAAATACATAAATATCTGGGTTACCATTAATTTTAATGGTAACTTTTTTTATTTTGATTGACTTAGTAAGTTTATCAAATGCCTATTTTTTCATTAATTATAGATACTGTTGATAAATTACTCTTATTCATCTGATGTACATATATATCCATTGTAGTTTTAGCACTGCTATGTCCCAAGAACATTTGAATGTCTTTTACATTTACATTGCTTTCACATAATATTGTTGCACAGCTATGTCTTAAATCATGAAACCTAATATGTGTTAAATTATGTTTTGCTAAGAATTTTCTAAAGCCATTAGTCAAGAACTTAGGTTTGTGTAACTCTCCACCTTCATTAACATAAACATATTCTTCATCTTTTTTATAATAACCTTTACCTAGTCTTTCTTTATTTCTCTTTTGCTCCTCTTTTAACTCCAGGAGCATTTCTTTTATTGAACCAGGTAAAACAAAACTTCTTAAACCAGCTGTACTTTTTGTCTTATCTTTTTTTATTAAAACATTTTTACCATTTAAGTTAGTCTCTGTAACAGTATGAATAATACTCATTGTATTATCTGCAAAATTTATAGCTGACCACTTTAAACCTAGTAATTCACTTCTTCTTAAACCAAAGAAGCTAGTTATAACTACTCCTAAGTACAATGCTTTATCTTCTCTTTTTAAGATTTCAAGCATTTCTTTTATTTGTTCATGATTATAAACTTTTGCAATATACTTAACCTTTTTAGGTTTTTCAACATTCAACATAGGATTTATATTAATTACTCCTATTTTTTGAGCATATTTAAATGTTAAACTTAAAAGATTATGATAATGAATAACAGTATTAGCAGAAACTCCTCTTACATTTAATTCATGAAAATAATACTTCTGGATATCAAATGTATTTATATCCTTTAATTTTTTATTTTCTTTAAAAAAGTAAGGTAATATAGATATTTTTGTATTTGATAGATAAGATGAGTATGTAGCATCATCAATAGTTTTAAATCTCATTTTTACATATCCTAAAATGAAATTACAGAAGCTAATTTCTTTATCAAAAAGGTTTACATCCTGGTCCACTTTTGTAAAGACGCTTTTCCTGCTGCCAATTTTTTTATCTTCAGATATTCCAAAAAACTTTCTACATTCTTCTTCAAAAACTTTTAACATTTCTTCAGCTAATTCTTCATTATCAGTTTTAGATGACTTTGATTTTACAGTTTTCTTCTTATTTTTTATATATTCAAAAACTAAATGGTAAAACTTACCTCTTTTTCTAGTGTAGCTTGATGTATACAAGATTCCTCCTTCATCTTTTTTTAATAGCTACCGATAAAGAATTATCGGTCAACTATTAAAAAATGTCAATATGCTATTTTCTTACATTGCATTTAATACATATTCAATTAGGCATTCCTTTGGTATTTTAATTAATCTTCCACTTCTTATAGATTTTAATTCTCCAGTTTCAGTTTTCTTTAAGACACTACTTTTACTAATTCCTAAAAAATCAGCTGTATCTTTTGTTGATATAAAAAAAGGAAGCTTCTCTAATTCTTTTTCTAATGATGTTCTCATTTCTTGTGTTGTCATTTTTATCACCTAATTCCATTCGTTCCCTATTCTTTTCATGTTTTTTTGCCATTTTTCCCAATAACAATTTAAGATATCAAGTGTTGTAAAATTATGTTTATATGTAATTGATAATAACTCATCAATAGCTATTGCTAGTTTATCAACATATACATAATGAATAAAATCTAGTATAGAAGGATTATCTGTTCTTAAATATTCTTCATCAAAAGTAAAATTAATAGCTTTTTTTAAATCTTTATTTTTATCATCATCAAGATAATTTATCAATTGAGCAAAAAAGAAGTAAATATCAGTCAATTCTTCTAACTCTTTGTCCTTACTATAAGGTTTAGTTTTCCAAGTTTTATGTGAAAAGATAGTCTCTTCATTAAACTCAACACATTCTGCTATTAATGACATTTTTATGTCATCAAAAGTTCTAGGTCTAATACTGTGAATATTATCATCTAAATGTTTTTGTAAACTTAATATATCTTCAAAATTTTCAGGTTTTTTTATTTTCATTTTTTCCCTTCCTTGTACTTTTTTAAATCTATAAGCATTTCTAATAATTTCCTATGTTCTTCTTTACATTCTCCACATTTAAGTTCTTTTATTTTGTTTTGACAGTGTATTATAGCTTCATCTAAATCTATTTTTGTATATTTTTCCACTTATTCTATCACCTTCAATAGTTCAGGATTTTCATAGATATTTCCAACTATTTTACAACCTTGTGCGACAACATCAATTAAATCAAAAGAATGCTCTTCAAAATCTCCCTCAAATTCTGCTCTAAAACTTCCATTTTCAAAAACAACTTTGTAATATCTTTCTCCAAAACTTTCAAAAAGAATATCTCCTTCATAAATTTCTTTTTCCATCATGTCAGTTAATCCTGAGTATTGCATAAGTTCAATATCATTAAATTTCTCGTGTCTTATATTTAACAAATGTCCAACTCTTTCAAATAAATAAGTTACCTTTTTAGTTACATAATTAATTAATACGACTTCAAATATTGCTTTTCTATCTTTTACCCAAGCTCTAAATTTTATATCTCTATTCATATTTAATCAACTCCTATAAAAAAATTAATAATTTCTATATTTCCATTATGTGTTCTCATAAAATCATTTTTGAAGTCTCTTTCGAAATCTTCTAATTCATTCTCAGTCATATATTTTTTTTTAATTATTTCAAATTTGAAAGTTCTCTTTTTTTTATCTTGGAGAACTTCCATTGTTCCTTTGTATTTAATCATTTTAATCATCTCCTAATAAATAAGTTGCAGTTCCTTTTTTTACAAACCAAAACTTAGAAACAGTAAAATATAGTATATTTTTTCTTTCTACTCCTATTCTTTTTATAAGATGTTCATCATTTTTTCTTGAAATGTACTCAAATTTAGCTATTCCTGATTTTGACTGAAGCAATATTTTATCGTTTGGTTTTAAGACAACATTTAATTTATTATCAATAATTTCTATTTTTTTCATATTTAATCCCTTTCCATTACAGTATTTCTTTCAAATTCTTCCCAACTTTTTGAAAAAATATGATCAGCAAAAGCTTCCTTTAATCCATTCATTTGTTTTAATCTTATAACTTCATCTAAGTCCATTCCTAAATGCTCAGATATTTCATAATCATTCCAACCTTTCTCATAAAGAGATAAAACAATTTTTGCCATATCTGGAATTTGGTGAGTACCTCTTGCTCTGTTAAATTGAATTGTTGCTGCAACTCTCTTTTTAATATCATGCTTTAAAACAACAACTGGAACTTCTTCTAATTCAAGTTTAAGAGAAACAGTATATCTATGAAAGCCATCAACAATAACATATTTATCATTTTCTTTATCGTGTATACAAATAATAGGCATACAGAAGCCGTTATCAATTATTGATCTTTCTAGTAATTTCATCTCAGGTTTTGCTACTTTATTTGGATTATAGTCATTAGCCACAACTTTATTTATATCAACCATTTGTACATTTAAAACTTCCATTGATACTTTTTTCATCTTTTTACCTCCAATAAGTTATTATATTTTTTCATTAAATGTTGTAATTTTTCATTGTCTTTTTTATTTTCACCAAAAGATAATCTTTTCATATAAAAATCATTCCTTTCAATTGCTCTTGCAATTCTTCTCCAGGATATAATTTTCTTTTGTTGTTCTAATTTTAGATCACCTTCTTGTGGAATAATACTCACATTTTCGTGAATTCTATACCATTCCATAAACTTTTTAATTTTTCCATAATAGTGAAGCATTAAGTCTTTATTATAAAGTCCTAAGCTTTCTAATAAGAACACAGTATATTGCTCCCAAGTCATAAAATTAGGCTTAAAAGATTTTATATTACCTAGAGCATAACTTCTGCAATAAATATTTCCAAAATTAACTCCATTGACTCTATTTAAAATCTTTTCCCATGTATCTGCTTCAAGAGCCTTAAATTGATCTAACCCATTCCTTTGGTCATCTCCATATGGTTGGCATAGTCTTTGCTCATGAATTGATAGTCCATTTTTATACATCAATTCATAAATTTTATTATATTTTAAATCTAATAACGATACAGCTCCCCAAACATCCTGAGTTTTAAAGTCATATAAAGGATAAAAGTTAAAAGTATTTGTGTAAATTTGAGTTGTCCAAGGCTTATTTTTAAACATAATTTTATTTTTAGGTATTGCAATTGTCCTAAATCTATTAAGACTTTCATCAGCCCTTATCCCAACTCCAACAGCACACATTCCACCTTTAGTATCTGCATACCACTTATTGAAAGAAGGAACAAATTCTTCAAACTCCATAACTCTGTTATAAAAAGGTAAAAAATTATTAGTTAGATTAATACTATCTTTTGGTAAATCTCTAACCCATAATTCTTTATCTTCTGGCTTCCAGCAAATCCATTTTGGTTGTAAAACAGATACTGCGTTTCTTAAATAAAGTGGTAAAGCTATATGATAGAAGTCTCTAATTTGACTTAACTCTTTTAATTCATAGACATGGTCAATAGTGTGTTTATATTGTGCTTCTAAATCTATATATAAAACATCAAAAACTTTATTAAGTTTCTTAGCTACAATATTAGCTAGTTGTATCATCAAAGAACTGTCCTTTCCACCACTAAAAGAAAAGCAAACATTATCAAAATTATTAAAAATAAATTGATATCTATCTCTAGCAGCTGATAAGACATCCTGGTCTTTATAAATCTTCATAGTTTCTCCTCGAATTCTTGTATAGTTTTTTGTTTTAATTCACATAAAAAGTTCTCTTTTTTTCTTAAATTATCTTGAATCATTTCATCTAATCCAAATGTAGAGATTAAGTAAAAGATTCTACAATCTTCTTTTTGACCTGTTCTATAAATTCTGCTTTCAGCTTGATCCATTAGAGCATAATCCCAAGAAATATTGTAAAATATAATTATATTAGAATCTTGTAAGTTTAGTCCAAATGTATGCTTCTGTAGACTTAACAAAGTATAATCACTAAATTCATTTCTTAGTAAATCTTCTTCAACTAGATATTTATAAAATATAATTATCTTTTTATTTTCAACACCTTCATTTTTAAGTCTATCTAAAAGCTCTTTTAACTCTATTTTTTTATTCAAACTTGCAGCATAAGAATGTTGAAGCTTTTGAAGATTACCTAATAGTTTTCCATCTTCAGTCTTAATCCCTTCTATAAAAATATCTTTTAAATGTAAGTATTCGTCAATTATTTCATCTTCTGCCCTATACTCAATTATTTTAGTTTCTTTTTTTACATCTAACTTTAAGTCACTTTTATAAATGAAAGGACTTATTAAACTAAATAGATAATCAAGATTTGTGAAGCCATCTAACCATCGCTTTTTTATTACACGATTTTTAACAACTCTTTTTTCTATAACAAATGTGCTATAAAATTCGTTATAATTCATTTTAAAAATTTTTTCACTTAGAAAATTAAACTGGTTATATAGATCCAGGTAATTTTTTGAAAGAGGTGTTCCATTTAAAATTAAACGATACTTTGCTTTTTTTCCTATATTTGTAATTCTTTGAGTTCTTAAAGAATAATTTTTTATTTTTATACTTTCATCTACAACACAAAAGAATTTACAATTAGAATATTTAGTTATTAGATTATAATAAGTTTTTTTTGAATTACTCAAAGTTTCAATTCCAACTATTTCAACTTCATATTTTAAAGAACATTTTTCTAATTCATTTTTTAAGTTATCTTTCGTTCTACAAGGAGTAAACCATAAAACTTTATCAATATCAGTTCTTGAATTTATTATTCCAACAGCTGCTTGAGTCTTTCCTGTTCCAGCTTGCATAAACAAAGCACCAACTTTAAACTTCTTTAATTTTTCCATACAATTTAGTTGTTCAGGCAAATAAGTCCTCATCTATATTCACCTCTTTTTCAACTTTATCTGGAATATATATTTCAATATGTTCTACATCATCATAAAAATCAGAAGCTTCTCTATATAGAACTATTTTAGCTTTATCTAAAAGACTTATTAATTCTTTAGTAGATACAAAAATTTCTTTATCGTTATAAAAAATTTTTCTTTCTACATCATCATTTAATTTATAAGATATAACCAAACTTTCACATAAAACTTTTATTAATTTTTTAGGATACCAAAATTTATATTTTTTTAATAAATCTGTTTCAAATTCAAGAAGCCAAGCTTTATCAGTTTCTTTTTTCATAAATATCTTTTCAAAACAGATTTCATATGTATTCCATTCTTTTGCCTTTTCCATAAATTCACCTAATTTTTGAAAGTAATATCTTCATATACCCATGCCATATATTTATCTGAAAAGTTAAAGATTTTATTTAATTCTTTTTCAGTTATTCCTAATCTTCTAGCAGCACCTTTCATTTTTGCAGTATCTAAATCTTTAACCATTCTTGCCCATGAACACAGAGTTCCCATAAAGCCTACTGGAAGCTTTTGAGAAACGTCATCAGGTGTTAAAATTGGAGTTTCATTTATACCTGAAAGGCATTTCATTGCTTGTTTTCCCATAACTTCTGTATAAAAGAAATTACCTCTTACATCATCTTCTATGTCGTCATCTGTAGGTTCAAAGTATTTTTCATATATCTTATCTGCAGAAGCACGAACCTTGCATATTTCCATATAATTTTTAAATGGAATGATTCCATCATTCTCTCTAAGTTCTTTATCCCATATACTTTTATGATTTGTACAAGTCCTAGAGATATTAAGAATAATTGTTGCAAGTAAAGCTGATTCTAGCTTTTCATCAGTTGGTTTTTTAGTAACTTTTATTTCTTTTTTTTCATTTATCTTGATTTCTCTCTTCTCTGTTTTCTTTGCTTTCCTCATTCTTGACACCTTTCTCTGCCATAAGAGCAGCCAAAGCTATTTTTAAAATATCCATATTACCTTCCTCTATTATTAAATTTTTTTAAATAAAATTCATATTCTCCATTCTTTTTTAATCTTGATATTTTACTTGAACAAGTTCCAGGAGTTCTTTCGAGCATTAATCCTAATTCCTCTCTTTTCATAGTTTGATCATAACCAACTAAATCTATTAATTCATTAATAGTCCAATGTTTTCCAGTATTTTTAAATAATTCAGGAGTATAAACTAATCTTCCACTTTTATCTCTTTTATTTGTTTTCATAGAATCACATCCAGCTTTCCAATAAAAGAAATGGAAAGTTAAGTTTATTTTTAATTTTTTTCCAAAAAGTAGTTTCCGCATATTCCACTTTAAAATTTTTTATTTTTTCTTTATTTTCATAAGCAATTACAACAGCTTCATTAAAATCTTGTGTTAAATGTTCTCCATTTACTAGGTATGTATCTCCCCATATTTTTCTTATTTCTAACATGATGTCCTCCTAATAGTATTGACACCACAAACAACTTACTGTAAAATAAAACTGTCCAGGGCTTTATTAACACGAGCAAGTCATTTGCAGTGCAAAATAATAAAGTCTTTTTTTTAAGCTAATCTATTTAAAACCTTTATGAAAACTTTAAGTTCTTCTATTTCATTCTTTAAATTAACAATCCTTGAAATTCCAAGCATAGCAACTGCTGCATCATCATCTACAAGAGAGTTATTATAATCTATAGTTTCTTTAGCTTTTTTTATTAAATCTTCTTTATTGATTAAATTATTTTGATTCTCATTACTCATAGTTCCTCCATTAGTTGTTGTAATTTTTTTACATATTCTGTAAGTTCTTTTTTATATTCTTCTCTTTCTTCAGCTTTTAAATTTTTAACTCTTTTTTCCATTTTTTTAATTTTATTAAAATTAAAATATTTTTGTTCACTACTGTGAACTTCAAATTCTTCTCTTGCTGGAGCTAATAATTGTTTTATCTCTTTAACTTTTGAAGCTTCAGTTATTAAAACTGCTTTTACATCATCAAACCCTATTGAATTATGAGATAATATTTTTATAGCTTGATCTGATAAGCTGAAGATTTTATCTTTATAATCAGGGAAATAGTTATATAGGTTCCAACGTTTTAAAAATACAGAAACCATATCTTTTGTAAGCCCTGCACTTTCATACCAAGCCATAAAACTACCAGAAGCTTTTAGTATTTTTTCAACTTCAGCTAAAGAACTACATATTTCAAAAAGATTATTTTTATATTTTCTAAAGCTGTTTAAAAGTTTTGCTTCTTGTTCTTCAACTTTTTCTTTGTCAATGTCAGATATTTCGTAACTTTTGAAATCAAATTTTCTTAACTGATTAGTAGAAATTGCATTTTCAAATTGTTTCATCACATCATTCATCATCTATCTCACCCCAAACTTTTACAAAAACTTCTTTTATATCATCTAATTTTTTTGATCTACTTTCCCAAAGTAGAGTACCTTTTTCAAGCAGTTTTAAAATAACTGCTGAATGATTAATTGGAATAGATAAGAAAACTCCTGAACGAGTTAATGTATCTTTTAAAAAAGTGTAGAAGTTTTTTTCTATTCTTGTTCTTCCTACTCTATTTGGAATTACAGCTCTAATTTTAGAAATATCAGTTTTCTTAAGTAAGTTTAAAATAGAACTTGTTGTGACAGAATCTAAAAAAGTTGGAACAATAATGTGTTCAGCTACATCAACAAAGATAGAATCTAAATCCATAACAGGAGATCCATCTATGATGATGTGTTTAAATTCATCTTTTAAACTATTAATTCTTTTCTTAAATTTTTCATCAAGATTCCCTTTAACTTTGTAGCCTTGAAGATGAAGGAAAAATAGATTAGGTCTTAACTTAGTTAAGTTATAAGATTTTCCTTCAAGCATATCTTCAAGTCCTTTTTTTGAAGTATCTTCAACTTTTATTCCAGAATAATTTAAAATATTATTCTGAGAGTCTGATGTTAATATCAAGACTTTTTCATTGTTAAAGGCTTTGTATGCTGCTAACTGTAATGCTATCCAGCTTTTTCCAACTCCACCTTTATTGTTTTTTACTAGTATGACTCCCATAATATCCTCCTATTTTTGATTTTTTTTAGCAAAATAAATTTTATGATTTTGTAAATTTATTAATTTTGCTCCATCGAACTGAAGCTGTAAAAGTGGATTTACTATACCTTGATTTTTATTAACTATTGCATAACTTCCATCTGCTCTCTTCTTTACAACTCCACAAGCTATAACTTTATGATCCTTAACAGCTAACACATAATCGTCTGTGTAAATGTAGTTTTTATCAATTTTGATACCTGTACTTTCTAGCCAAATAACATCTGAAAAATTAAATTCTTGTTCACCAGTTTTTTGGTTTGTTCCTTTTATTTTTCTTTCCTTGAAATCAACATTCAAAGCTTTATAAACTCCTCCTGTTGTAATGCTGTAAAATTTTCCATGTAATTTCATTTAATAATTTTCTCCTTTCTTGTTATAAAATTCAGGTTCTTTCAATCTTTTAAATGCTCCCATTTCTATACCATGTAAGTCAAAAGATAATCTACCCCAATCTACACAGTATTTATATTTTTCAAAATCTAATTTTTCATTCTCTGGAAGCTTAGAATTTACTCTTTCAAAATCTTTCTGCAATTTACACCATTTATCGAATGGCATATTTATTTTTACATTTTCTCCCATTTATTCTCCTTTTAGGCACTTAGCAATCCTAATTCAGTTATTTTTTCTTTTATTTTTTGAGAAATCATTAAATAAAAGACTACTTCTGTATTTTTCTTAATTTCTCTGAGAGCAGGATTTTTAAATTCTTCTATAATTTCATCTTCAATTTTCAACTGCTGCTCTGTAGGTAAACTTTTAAAAACTTCCATAGCTTTATCATTTCCTTTATACTCCTTTCTTTGTTCATTTTTAATTTTTTCTTGTTCAAGCTCTTTTTGTTCGATAGCTTGTAAATTTACTTCACAAGTTCCTTTAAACAAGTGAGCTGAAAAGACTGCTGCAATGTTCTTAACATCCTTTTTATTTTTTAGGATATCTATTTGCTCCTGGAAGAGATTCAAGAGATAGTCTATTGAATTATTTTTTAATAACTCAATTATTTTATCTTCATGCTTCTTAGAAAAATCAATTTCATTTTTCTTAAACCATTCTTTTATTTTTTTTAAATCATCAGGAGCTTTTTCTTCTTTATGATTTAATTCTTTATTTATGTTATTTATATTATGTTCTTTATTGTTGTCGTTTTGAGACAAACAAGTTTGACTATTTTTTACAAACAAGTTTGTCTCTTTTTTACAATCCAGTTTGTCGTTTTGAGACAAACTAGTTTGCTGTTTTTGGAAAACTAGATTTTCTATAATTTCATAGTTGATTTTAAAATATCTTTTACAAGGAACACCTTTATTTTTTTGCTCCAGGATCTTAGATTCAATTAAATCTTTAATTATTTTGTCTTGCTTGTGTCTACCAATTCCTGTAAGTTCTCCAATTTTTTCTATAGTTTGATAGAACCAACCTTCATCATCAGCTAAACCATCTGAAGCTTCTATAAGAATAGTTAATAAGAAAGCTGATTCTATCCCTAAAGTTTTAACTATTTGTTTATTCAAGGTATAGTAGTTGCTAGACATTAATAATTGTTTAAATGTCTTTTCTTGCATTTTATCCACTCCTTTTTAAAGTGGTTTTTTAATGGAAGCATATTGATCAGCTATATTCTCACAAATTTGTCTTATTTCATATTCTCTTGCAGCTAATAATTGATCAGCTACTTCTTTTTTATTTTCATCAATCATTTCTTGGTTTATCATTTCTTTTATTAAGTTAGCCAATGCTTTTTCTATTTTTTTTCTATCTTTTATATACATTTAAGCCTCCAATTAATCATTTAAAATATCTTTTAAAGTCCAAATTTCAATGTTCTTTGTGCTTATATATTGCCAAAGAACTTCATCTTCATAGCCATTATCCAATTTATCTTGATATTCTTTTAGAAGCTGTCTTCTCAAATCTTCAAGTTTTTCTACTTTCTTTTCAATATATTCTCTACTTTTCATAGTTGGTCTCCTTATCATTTCATCCCTTTATACAATCTTTCAAGTTCTTTCATTGCTTCCATTAATTTTGGATGCTTAGAATTTATAATTTTATTTTTAGTTTCTTCATACCAATTTTTACTAACATCTCTATTGATATAATGAATTCTTTCAATTCCTAAAAAATCCATTTGTACTTTTCCAGGTAATTCAACTAAAGCAAATATTATTTTTGTAGTTTCATCTATAAAATATAAGTCTTTCATTGTAATCTCCTTAAAATTTCTTTTTAATTTCTTCAACAAAACTTTTATCAATGTTCAAACAGCAAGGCTGAATATAAAATTTTTCTGGAAGAATTGAATATTTAAAATCAATTTCTTTTTTTGCTTCTTCTTCAGAAGTAAATGCTGAAAGAATAGTTTTATCAGCATTAGTTATGATATAAATAGTTCTAAAATTTTCAAACATTTTTTTCACCTGCAATTTTGCAAGGATAACCTAATTTCTTTAGTTCTTCCTTAATTTCAATAAATTTTGTGTTTTCTCCATACTTGTTAATTAATTCTTGTAGTTCTGTTAGTTTCATAAATTCTCCTCCTATTTGGAGAAATATAGAAATATCTTGTATTATTATAGTTATTTATGTTATAATAAAAATGCTTAGATATTTGATTTATTTAATCAAGTTGGCTTAAAAAAGGGGTGTCTTGGTCGGGATCCCTTTTTTGTTTTACTCTTTAAAGTTTTTGTAGGCAGTAAAACCAAAATCAAAATATTCTTTTTTTAAATTTTCAATTGTTTTAAAAATTAAATGTTGTAAATCATCAGAAATATTAGCTTTTTGTAACTTTTCATACAAATCTAATATTTCTTTTTTTGTTTTTGATTCTACTTTTCCTGAATCTAGTAATCCCTCCAAAAAACTTAAAGCAGCTTCTTTAAACTCGTTTTCCATTTTTATTACCTCCCAAATATTTAATGTTTATTGTTATTTGCTAGAAGGTGTTATTCTAAGAATCTGCTCTGTAATCATTTCCTAACTTGAAAAATAAATTCTACATTCCTCCTTATTATCTTTACAAGATGATTTTTTTAAGCTATAAAAAAATATTTTATATCTTTGAGTTTAATTTTACAACTTATAAATTAATTTGTCAAGTAATAA